CCGGCAACCATGCCACCAAGGGCTCCTGCATTGCCTACAAAACCGCCTTGAACACTAGGAAACATCTTAAACAATCATTCTGTTTCTATTTTACTCTTCTATTACTTCATATCCACTTTCTTCGTTCAACTTGGAAAGAATAATTCCATTGCCTTTGACATCCCAATTGAGAACGTCTCCCTCCTGCCAACCAAGATCTTCGAGTACCTCGTAAGGCAACTCAATAAAAATTTGACCGTCCTGGTCCTCTTGTACCTCAAGGATGTAGCTGGTCATTTCAAAAGTCGATCCATCATTCTGTCCAGCTTACTATTAATTTGCTTGAAGTTGTCGTGCATCTGCTGGATCTCACGAAGAAAATCAACTTTCAATACGTATTCCAAAGGTAGTCGATTAATCTGTTCTTCCAAGTGTTCAAGTTTTTTTTCTTGTACAGCTACTAAGTTGTCCACTTGTTTAACGCGTTCAGCAACTCTTGAAAGAATTTTACTTGCAGTCCAGGTTCCCCCTGAAAGTCCTGCAATAACAGTTGTTAAGATTAGTGCGAGGTATTCAGGACCCACAATAAAAAATCTTTTTTTCTATTTTAAGATTCAGTAATCAATCTGGAGCCTTCCTTTACGCAATAATCCATTAATCAAGAAGACCAAAGAATCAACACAGTCATCATGACTACTGACACCAAAATTCGTCAACTCATCAAACATGGTACTGAAGTTGCGGTATCTATTGAAGATAAGTTTTCTGTCCTCAAAGATTCCCATGCAACCACGGAAGCGTGCAAGTTTATCTGACCTAAAGCCTTTGACTGGGTGCCATATGAGATTGTAGAGGTTTTCACCGGTCAGGCAGACTCTCTTGAAGTCTGCTTCCAGGGAAGCCTGGTACTGAACAGCTTCTGAATAAATGTCACACGTATTGTATGTCGGATAGTAAAGACCGTTTTGATCCCTGGCAATAATAGACCAATCATTAAGCAATTCTTTAAGTGCATCCAGTTTTTCAAGGTTCCCCATAACTCTTAAACGTCGATAGTCAATAATATGAATCTTGTCTCCAATGCGTCCTCCCAGGGTCATCACTGTATAGTCATTTTTTTCCTTGGTGCCTGCAGATAAGTCAACTCCAATTGCCAATGAATCAAATTCAGTAGCAATCTCTGCCTTGACCAAAAGTTCAGGCGCCAACGACAATTCGTTCAGCCTGACGATTTGATTCATGTACTGAAAAGAAAAAGCAATAGGTGCTTGTCGTTTCTTTTCTTTTAAGTATTCCAGGGACCACATTTCGGGCCAATAAGACTCTTCCTCTCCGGTCTCATCATTATTTTGAATAGCAGAAAGAACAATCTGTTGCCAATTATTTTGAGAATTAAATGTGGTTGCATGAATGTCATCATGACGGAAACGAGTACCAAGGCAAATTGCTCTGGCACCCTCGAACATAGTTGGCGCAATCACAGCATTCCAGTTGTCCTGCATCATTTTTCTGATGTCGGGATTAGCTATGTCCGCCGAACTTTTGACCGGGTCATCGATCAAGCAGTTCAAAGTGTTTAACCCATTTGCAATAAAATTATGATCTTTATGAACTACTTCAAGGTCATAGACAAACTCCTCTCTTTCGCTAAAGAACTTAACTCCGGAAATGGACTCGGCCTCCCAGCTTTGTCGGTGAGCTGGTGATGAGCTACATGGCACTGGCGACACAATGTGATTAAATTTTCGGGGATATTGTTGGTCCGTTGATGATCGATATGATGAACACAAAGATTTGTCCTGCTGGATCCATCTTTTAACGACAGTTTCGTTTCCTTGGTATTGCATCCGACACAAATAAAATTGTCCCGTTGAAGAATTAATGGACGAAGTTTTCTGAAGTCGTTTGAAAGGCAACCGTGTTTGTAATTGCTGTTGCCAGTTTTTTGCATTCGCCTGGAATGTAGAGCATCCGCACAAATCCTGGAGCAACATTTTGTGTATTTGCTGAGAGGACGAAATGGCGTTTGACAATTCAAGCAAAGTTGTTCCGACAGAGTTCTTCGTGAAGCTCCTGCGCATTGATGACTGCAATGAATTACAAAATGCCCCTTGGACAGCCTTGCTCCCAAGGTTTTGGACATTACTGTAAAAATTTCTTTGCACTGTGGGCACGTAATCTCGACTTGAAACCTCAATGTTGTTTTGTAACAATCCTCGCAAATACGTTGTGTTTTTCTTTTTGGTTTCCCACAAGCAAGACAAGTTTTGATCTTGTTGCCAGTTGGATAGCTGCACAAGGGTTTCCCCTGCACTAAGATTTCCTGCCCGTTTTTTCCTTCCGTTCGCCGTAATGAAAGGGTGTTCGGGAGTTGCGCAAATTTTATTACCACTGGCTGTTGTAATTTCAATAATTCCTTTGGTACGACGTTTTGTAACTGCTGCCACGTCGCTCCAATCAACTTGATCTGTGATGGAATTTCGTACGGCAATCCTGTATCGTTCTGGATGCTCATAAATAGAGGCAACAGGTACATTGCCGACGTTAGTTGCAACCAGTGTATCGCCTACAAGGCAAAGATGCGAGCGTTTGGAAGTAACTGAGCCTTTCAATCCCGCAGCACAAAGAGTGAACTGTTCATCACCGGTTAGATCGATTCCAGCAAAACGGTGATCAATTGACCAATATTCATTACTGGTTACATTCTTAAGAAGTTTAACCATTGGAAAAACTTCTTGATATTTTTTACTTTCAATAATTCGTTTGATAGTTGCAGATTTAGATCGCGCAATATCAACTGTATATGACAAATAAAGAATTTGAAGCGGTTTTTTAGCTGTAGTATGTATACCAATTGCCCAAGCGGTAAATAAACCTAAGCAAGTACTTTTGGCCGAACCTCTCGGGCCAAGTAAATCAATGTTGGGACCAGCAATACCGAAAAGACAAGAACTATCTTGTTTTGTGACCAGTTGTCGATGCCACTCTTTGTGGTGTTTGGCCGGTGGCTTATCGGCTACATATTCACAAAAGAATCCAAAATCTTCTCTGGCCCTTTGAAGAAGTTCTTCATCCTTATGTTTTTTAACGCGATGCTGCTGTGCAGAAGCTTTTGCATTACGTCGATAAGCTTGATGAAGATGAGCAGGCACAGAAACAAGCCAGTAATTAATTAAATACTAACTTATTTTTCTGTTTTATTACGTTTCTGCTCTTGGTATTTACGTGCCTTATCAAGTGCAGCTTTACGCTTTTCTTTGTCACCCATCTCAGAACCATCTTGGTTCTTGGCTTCTTTCTTCTTAAAATATTCCACCAGTTGAGGTGGCATCTTACCTTTTGTCATTTTTTGTATTCAGTAATATTGCGCATGCGTTCAACAAGTTGAGCATAATCTGGTGTTCCAGGCTCAGGGAAACGTGTGGAACGACCAGGGCCAAAGATGATTCCTGAACGCACAGGAATAGAAGTAGGTGGTTGCTGTTGCTGCATTGATACTATTCGTTTAATTGCATTTTAGCCCATACAGACATTGAAGCTTCTTGCAATGGTCCTTCAATTGGATCATCTTTAAAGATCATCAGAAGTTCACGAATTGCTTGGTCAGCACCTGACATAAGAAGTCCCTTCCGATCATGCATGATGTTATAACTTTCAACTTGACTAATTGTCCCACGCAACTCCTTGGTCATGGCAGCCAGTCGTGCCACACCTGCGTCCCTTTTCACAGCGTAATTCTCAATGTCTTCCCTAAGTTTTCTCATGTCTTCTTGGATCTGTTCGATTTCATCAAGAAGAATTTTTTGATGGTCGGGTTTTGAGTAATTAAGAGAAACCCATTCCGAACATCCTGTAATAGTTCCTCGGTAACCAAGAAACCTTGAATAGATGTAAATTTCGATTTTAGAATTTGTAGTTTTAACGAAAGAAAGAAAGCTTTCTTGCGTGGAGGAATCTAAGTTATCTACCCACTGATCAAACAGTTCAATATCGATACGCTCGTTGGGATTGTGAGTAATCTCTTGCCTCGTCCTCTTGCTTGAATCTTTGCGACTGTTCAGCGGAAGTACGTTGCTCTTCTGCTCCTTTACCGATAGTTTCCCTTTCTTGTCCACCAGCAGTCTCCATTTTCTTTTTGGAAAATTCGTAAGCAACACCGGCTGCTTGACGATACTTGTCTAGATCAAACCAATCGTCAATATCAGTCTGTCCGGCGGGTACACTACTAGTCATGATAACAAATTATTGTGTTTGCTGTGAAAGATTCGAAGGAGCTTTTTTGTTCAGGCGTTCTTTGTCTCGTTTTGATTGCTGCAATCTTTCCAGTAGATTCCGATAGGAATCCAGATTAAACTCTGGACCCAAAGGTTGATCTTGAGCTGGAGTTTGCATTTAGATCAGAAGTTAGACATCATGCTGGCAAGACCACCAGCGAAGATATCACGCCGACCTTCAACAGACTTTTGACGTTGTTGACGACCTTTCGATGACTCAAGACGCTCAAGAAGTTGTTGAAACTTATTGATATCAAAATAATCATCAGCACCAGGATTGGTAGACATGACAAAGCAGAAATGATAGTTTCTTGATTAATTATAGCAATCTATATCTATGACCAGAATCCAGAAACAAGATTTGAATAGAGGCCACCAGCGGCACCAATCTTTGCAACCTCCTTGGAGCCTTCATTTTTTAACTTCTGTGTTTCTTTGTCAATCTCACCTTGGAGATTCGTTAAGCCAGCACTAAATAAATACTGCCTGGTGTCACGGATGTTTTGGACTTGTTCTTGAAGCTCAAAAGGAGTTCCTGTTGTTTCTTCTTTAAAGTCAGGAGTAGTAACTTTGGTCCTGGACGCAAGGTCCCCACCGTAAGTAGGAAGAAGAGATTTATCAAATTTGAAAGTTCTTTTACCTGTACGTTCTCCTTCGGCAGTAACGGTTTGCTTGCCGAACATTGTGTCATAGTAATTATCCAGGTAGCTTTGATTAAATTTCTTTTGGTATTCTGGACTCTTGGAAAGAGAATCTTTAAAATCTTCGACACCAGTGTAGTATTGGCTTTGAAATCTTTCTTGAGCCTTAGAAATTTCTTGTTCTGTTGGTGCTCGACCAAGGAGTTCTTCATATGCTCCCGTAATCTGAGTGGCACGCTTACCAGGTAAAGCAGCAGTGTATTGTTTTGTAAGCTCTTGAATATCAGCTTCGGGTGGCGTCATTCCATAGCGAGACGCATAATCACGTAATTGACTTTGCGCTGATTCGTAACCAATTAAACCTTGGGCAAGCTGTTGTTGCGTAGTTTGCTTCAGTCCGCCGTAAGCAGCAGCTCCGGCTGATTTACGTGCTGCTTCCTCAGCTTTGGCTTCTGCACGTTCTTGTGCTGCACGCTCTTCTGCGGCAGATTCTTTTTCTTTTGTGTACTCAAGGTACTTAGCAAAAGTATCATCCGGTGGCGGCGGATTATAAGTAACTGTTGGACCTCCCATGACTTACCTCCTATGCTCTATAAGAACTTGCTGTTGGACCAAACATTGCATCTGTTTGCGCCCGGCGAGCAGCTAACTCACGTTGGATAGCTAAACGATTTTCAAATCTAGCGGCTTCTTTTGACTCCGGTGAAATACGTGCCCTCATGTCACGTTCCTTTGCTTCTGATCCAAGGGCAAGCTGACGTTCGGCAAAGGGTCCCTGCATCCACTTCTTTGCTTCTTTCTCACGTCCAAAAGCAATATCTCCTCCTGTTCCTGTCTGGAAAATTGGACTCCACATGGAAGAACCAAGAGCTGCCTTGGTTTGCTCCCTACCTTCAAGGATTGCTTGGTTCTGTGCGGCAAGTTGAGCCTGGGCAATGCTGGCAGATGTTCTTGCTTGACCTAAGCCAAAGATACCACTAATTAAACTCCCACCTAAACCTAAACCAAGACTCCAAGGATCCATACCAGAACTTCCTAATAAATTACCGCTATTGAAATCAAAGGCTTCGCCTCCACCAAAACTTTTAGTAATTCCAGCTAAGCTGGGATCTACCTGAAGTTGTCCTGAACCAGTGCCATAGTAAGAAGCCATTCCTGTATTCTAACTAAAGTATTTTTGGTATTGGATGTTCGGTGTATTGAACTGGGTCCTTGGATAGCTGGCTAAGGTTCTTGAAAAAGTATCAGTTACGTTTTGTCCACCCTGAAGATTCATGGCTGAAATATTAGCAAATGACTGAGCAATTGTTTTGGGAATGCTAGCAAGCATTGAATATTTAAAACCTTCTTTTAAACTTTCTTTACCGAGTTCTTGGGCACGACGTGCTTCTTGTTCGCGGAATTCACCAAGCTCTGGAAGAGTGTAATAAGGTTTATTTAGTCCTTCATATGCAGCACGTGCAGCATCAGCTTCATACCGTCCTTTCAAAGCATCTTTAATCAGATCTTTCTGCTCTTGTGGTGAAAACATTTTAAATTCAGGACTTTGCCGCAGACGCTCTAAAGGATCTGGCAGCATACCAATATTTTGCCCTTGTCTGATTGTGTCAAAAGAAAAAGCCATGATCAACCAAAGCTAATGGAAGGCGCCTGGAGAACTGAACCTGCATAAGGATTCTGAGAAACAAGTGCACGTGTAGTGGCTCCAGTTTCTGCAATATTCGCAAGAGTTGCTTTACCCATTACTGCAGATCTACCCATCTGTTGGTAGAGGCTTGCATTACTTGCATTAAGTGCTTGTTGGTTGATAAGCTGAGAACGCATCATCCTCTCTTGGATTGGAAGCATTGCTTTCGACTTTTCAATCTGTTGATTAAGAATGAAGGAAGCATATTCTTTATCTCTGGCAAGTTGAGCCTGAGACATTGCCTGGTAGTCAAGACGTTGTTGCTCGCGTTCAAAAGAACGAGTACGTTCTTGTTGTGCACGCTCAGAAATCTCTGCTGCACCAGGGATATTTGCACCTAAGTATTCAGCAGCTTTAGCTCCACCTTGCTCTGCTGCAGCCCCACCGATCAAACTACCAATTGCGGGAAGAGCAAATCGGCCAGCAGCTTGAAGAGGTTTGGGAAGGAGTCCAGCGGCAAGACTACCGATTCCGCCTCCAGCCAAACCTCCTATGGTACTGGTAGCTGCACCAAGAAGATCTCCCTGGAGAAGATTACCACCCGCAGCAATTGCTGTACCACCCAGTGTCCCTGTCATTCCTGGGCGCTTACCAGCAGCAGATACAGCCTTCATTCCTGTTTCTTTAGCTCTCCTTCCGGCTTCAGCAGCACGCTGTCCAAGCTCAGAGTTGAGAAAACCTTGAAAAATGCCTGGATTAGCGGTGGAAACTGATCCAAACTGTAAAGGAGAAGAAGGATATTGAGTTGGCGTCGACCAGGGATCAGGAATCATTTTATTTCCTGCAAATAGTTTATTATTTAATTAAATTCTACCAGCAGAAATATTTTGATACTCTTGTTGTGTTGGTAATTTATTCATGGAATTACCAGCGGCAGCAATTGCTTGGTTTGAAAGAACACCAACGACTGCACCTGCTGTAGAACCAATAGCTCCTCCTGCTAATCCACGTAATGTAGCCGCTTTCCTGGATCCTGGTTTGTAAGCAGATG